CACGCTCACCAGCACCCAGCTTCTCAACATCGAGAGCCTGACCAAGGCAAACGATCTCGTCGGGGCGCAGCGCGCGCTCTATGACGCGCTCCAGACATCGATCCGCGGCGTCGCGACCAATGCCCTGACGCCCTTGCAGATTGCGACGAACGACCTCGGCAACGCATGGGAAAAGGCCATGCAGTCGTTCGACAAGCAGGCCGGTCTGCAGAACGCGACCAGTGCGATGACCATCTTGCTCGTCAAGATGACCGAGTTCATCAACTTCCTGCCCGAGTTCGAAAAGCGGTGGAAGGGCGCCTTTACCGGTGGCCTGAATGGTGCCGTGATGGGGCTCATCGGCCTCAAGAAAGCGGCCGAGGCGGGTCCGCAAACCGGCGGCGCTACCGGAAGCTGGGGCGATCCCGTGGCGTCGACCTCGACCGGAGCCCCTGCTGGCGGCGACGACTCCGTCAAGCGCGCGCTCGAATTGGGCAAGGCATTCCAGGGCCAGGCCGACAAGGTCGCCGACCTGACGAAGACCCGCAAGACGCTGACCGATGCGATGGCGCTGTCCATCACGCTGTACGGCAAGGAAAGTGAGCAGGCGAAGAAGCTGAAGGGTCAGATCGAGGCCGTCGACGAGGCCATCAAGTCGGCTCAGAAGAAGCTCGCCGGCCCGGCGCCGAAGGCATTCCATGACGACGCCGGCACAAAGATGCTGGAGTCGCTAAAGCAGAACGAAGCCTCGCTGAAGGCCCAGCTTGAGACGAACGAGAAGCTGACCGATTCCGAGAAGGAGCGCGCCAAGTTCGTCCAGCTGATCGAGGATCTGAAGACCAAGGGCACGCTCACCGCCGATCAGAAAAGCCTGCTGGCGTCGCAGGCCGCGATCAAGGCGCAACTCGACATCAACGTAGGCATCGCTGCGCAGATCGAACTGAAGAAGCAGGCGGTCAAACTCGCAGAGCAGCAGCTCAACTTCGAGAAGCAGATGCAGGGCATTGCCCTGTCGGTCGATTCCGCTAACGAAAGCCGCGCAGAGCAATACGACCGGACGCTCTCGACCGCTGGCCTTGGTGCGCGCGCCCGCCAGGAAGTCGAAGCCCAGAAGTCGATCCGAAAGGAATACGACCGCTTCGTTCTGCAGACCAACAAGGCCGCGGCCGACGCATCGACGAGCACCTTCGATGCATTCAGCACCGACGCCTACAAGCAGCGGATTGCCGCGCTCGATGAGGCTCGGGAGTCCGAGATCAGGAAGCAGCAGGACTTCTACGCCAGGGAGAAAGAGAACCGGGAAAACTGGGTGCTCGGCGCGCGCGAAGCCTTCGCCAACTACGCCGACGAGGCCAGCAACGCTGCCAAGCACACCGAAGAAGCCTTCGGGAACGCGCTGCGCGGCATCGAGGACCAGCTTACGAACCTCTTCACCGGGAAGAAGTTCGACTACAAGGCGCTGTTCGAACAGACAACCACCGATCTCACGCGTAACTTCGTCAAGGAGAACATCGTCGGCCCGCTGGCGAAGTACGGCGGCGATCTGCTCGGCGATGGGGGCGCGCTTGCTAGTTTGGTCAGTGGCGGCAAGGGTTCGCAACTCGGAAGCACCGCGGCCAACGCGATGTATGTCCGTTCCGCTGATGGCATTCTGAAGGCCGGCTCTTCGGCGCTCGGCGGCGGTTCCGGCTCCGGCGGTCTGCTCGGCTCGCTGTTCAGCGCATTCACGGGCGGCGGCAGTGGGGTCGACAAGGCTGTCGGTCTGGCGAATGCAAGCGGCGGCGGCTTGGACGACCTTTTCAAGTTCGCGGGCAACTTCTCCGCGTTTGCGTCAGGCGGCTATACGGGCGACGGCGGCAAGGATCAGCCGGCCGGCATCGTGCACGCTGGCGAGTACGTCTTCACGAAGGAGATGACGAAGAAGCTCGGCGTCGACTTCCTAGAGAAGTTGGGCCGGCGGGGCTATGCGGCCGGCGGCTACGTCACCCCCCTGGGCGGCGGCCGGCCCGCCGCCAACGACATGAATGGGCTCGTCGTCCACCAGACCATCAACTTCCAGACCGACCAGCTCACGAGCCGCAAGACGCAGGACCAACTCTCGCGCGTGGCCGGCCAAAGCGTTCAGCGCGCACAGAGGAACGCATGACCATCCAAGTCTTCTCCGATGTGATCGTGCCAAACAGCGCGATCCTGGCCGGCGTCGCCGGCTCCTACGCGCGCGACAACGTGCGGACGACGAACCCGGCCGGCTACGCCTCGGCCAATGCTCTACGGGATGTGACCCTGCGGACCTACCAGATCGGAATTCAGCCGATGAACCCGGCCGATGCTCTGGCGATTCAGGCGATCCGGGAAGTGACCGATTCGGGCGTCTTCGGCATGCTGATGGAAGACCCGATCGACTTCACCGTCTCGGCCGCGCAAGGCGCGCTGCAGGGCTACATGCTCGGCGTGGAGTCCGGCGGGGTGGGTGTCGGCAACGGGTGCCCGACCTACGGCATCCGCAAGCTGTACCTCACCGGCTCGCGCGCGAAGGCTCGGGCCATCACGCGCCCGCGCGCCAATCCGGTTCTGCTGCGGAACGGCTCCCCAGTGACCTACGGCGCTGCGGCCGGCAATGTCTCGGCGAGCGCCGGCCCCGTCATCCTCACCTTCGTTCCCGACGCTACATCCAACGTGAGCGGCGTGACCGTGGGCGCGACGACGCAGGTTGTCCTCTCGGGCGCGCTGGCGGGATTGGTCATCACGACCGGCAAGCTGTGGCTCCAGGGCCTCACCGGCGCTGACGCGGCGCTCCTGAACAACCAGGCGCACACCATCACCGCCATCGCTGGTGCGACCTACACGCTCGCGACCAACACCGCGGGCAAGACGATCACCCCAGCCGGCCAGGGCCATAAATACCCCCAGCCGACCGACACCCTGACTTGCTCCTGCGACTTCTATGTGCCGGTGCACTTCCGCGATGACGTGATGGACTGGGAGGTGGTGGCCGCCGGCCAGCGCGATGCGCGAATGGTGTCGATCCCGTCGACCTACCTCGACGAAATCCGCGAAGCATGAAAACGCGCTCCATCGCACTTGCCGCATCCCAGGCGGCAGGCTCAACCACGCTCGCATGGTGCTGGAAGGCGACGCGCCGGGATGGCTACGTGCTGGCCGTCACGACCTGCGCGCGGGATCTGCTGTTCAACGGCGTGCTGTATGTGTCGAAGAACGGCTTCAACCCGAAGGCGATCAGCCAAGAGGCAACCGCGGCGGTCGTGAACACCGAAGTCGAAGGCGCGCTGTCGCCCGAGATCACCGAAGCCGACTTCGAGTCCGGCAAGTGGGACGGCTGCACGGTCGAGATGATCGAGGTCAACTATCGCTCGCTCTCGGACGGCGCGATGAAGCTCGCCACCTTCACGATGGGCGACATCAAGGTGACGCGCTCGGCCTTCAATGCCGAGATGCGGGGCCTGACGCAGAGGCTGCAGAAGACGGTCGGCCGTGTGGTTACCAAGGGTTGCGATCTCGTCTTCGGCTCGATCAGCCCGGACAACTACACCCGGGCGTGCAACAAGCCGCTAGGCCCGTTGACGGTCACGAGCTCGTTCACTGGCGTGGTGGATCGGCGCACCTTTTCCGACAGCAGCCGCACCGAGGCTGACGACTGGTTCGGGGCCGGCGTCATCACGATCAATGGCGAGTCGCTGGAGATCAGTAGCTACAACGCGACCACCAAAACGTTCGTCACCTACATGCCGTTCCTGGGGAACCCGGCCATTGGCAATGCCTACACGGCCACGCCCGGCTGCCGGAAGCGTTTCACCGAGGACTGCTCGGCCAAGTTCAACAACGTCGCGAACCACGGCGGCTTCGACAAGGTGCCGGGCCCGGACAAGGTGCTCGGCCTAGGCGGCACAGAAGGGACCAACCTGTGACCGGCGCCGAGATCGTTGCCGCGGCGCGCACGTTGCTGGGCGTCCGCTACGTCCACCAGGGCCGCAGCCGCACCGGCTTGGACTGCATCGGCTTGCCGGTGCTCGTGCGCGCAGAACTCGGCCTGCCGGCGCTAGACGCCGCGCCAGGCTACGCCCGCACGTCGACCGCCTTTGAAATGTTGGACTTCTGCCGTGCACACATGGCCGAGGTTGCGCAGGCCGAGATCCAGCCGGGCGACATCCTCGTCCAGATCAACGGCACTGGCCGCCACATGGCGATCGTCTGCGGCTACCCGCTGAGCCCTGACGCACTCGGGATCATCCATGCGTGGCTTCCCAACCGCCGCGTCACCGAATGCCGTCTCGATGAGCACTTCATGGCGACCGTCCGCGGCTGCTTCCGCTTCCCTGAGGTGACTGCATGAGCGGAAAAATCATTGGCTCGATCGTCGGTGCTGCGGCGGCCTACTTCACTGGCGGCATCGCGCTCGTCGGCTTTGGCGCTGCGATCGGTGGCGCGCTCGGCTCCCTACTCGACCCGAAGGAAATCATCGAAGGGCCGCGCCTCGAAGACCTCAAGGTGCAGGTTTCGACCTACGGCATCGGCATCCCGCGCCTTTACGGCACAGAGCGCTTCGGCGGAAACGTCATCTGGTCGACCGACAAGCTAGAGATCGCCACGGACACCGAAGCAGGTAAGGGCGGCGGTCCGATCAACCGCAACTATAAGTACTACGTCCACATGTCGCTGCTGCTGTGCGAGACGCCTCGTGACGGCTCGACGGTCAGCATCATGAAGTTTTTCCAGGATGGAAAGCTGATCTGGGACGCCAGCAGTGGCATCCCGATTGCCTCGGCCCTGGCGAGCGCTGAGAACCCCTATTCGGCGTTCGTGCTGTTCCAGGGGCACAACGATCAACTGCCCGATCCCATCGAAGAGTCGTGGACGGGCGGCCCCGGCACCTGTTCAGCCTACCGCGGCATCGTGCGCATCCGCATGATCGCCATCGAGTGTCCTGGTGGGCGCGTGCCGCAGTTCTCGTTCGTGCTCACGAACAGCGTGAGCGTCACGCCGACGCTGACCTATGGCACACAGAGCGCTTTCCCCGCGTTCCTGTTTGCCTCCTACAGCCGCGTGCCCGTGGCCGATCCGCTCACCGTCTTCCTTGAGATGGATGTCGGGACCGGTCCCGCCCGTCACAAGCGCATCGACGTGTGGGCGCTGGGGCAGGACTACTCGACCCAGCTCCGCTCGATCGAGACAGACAACGCCCACAACTACGCGGCGCTCGTCGGCGTCTGCGACATCGACTTGCTCTGCTTTCGATATGTCCCAGCAAGCACCGGAGTGGACGAGGGCGTCAACCGCGTGTTTCTGGCTGACGGGACGAACAAGGTGTTCGCGCCAGGGTTCAAAGCCTACGGGCAGACATCATCGCGCTGCGCGAAGTGGAAGAACCACTTCGTCATTACCGGCGACGTGAACCAAGGAACAACGGACGCGGCGCTGTTCGAGTGGGACACGGGCGACCTGGTTGCCACGTCCCCTAGCCTTGGGGCCACCGAGGTCTGGATCACCGACAGCTACATCTGGACGCAGACGGGCACGGTGTCCTCCCTCTACAGCACCGTCGATTTCTCGTTCATCGGTTCGACGGCGATGCCTGCGGGCATGTCCGGGGATTCCCTCTACTTTTCGCCAACCGAGGGCGATCAGTTGATGGCCTTCTCGAACAGCGCGGCGGGCATCAATACCTGCGATCTGTGGCGCCTCACCGTCTCCGCCGCGACGATCACGTTCACGATCATCTACAGCTCGCCGACGTTCCGCATCCCGGCGATGAATTCCAAGACCATCGGCTACTCGTCGGGGGTCTTGGTCTGCGTAGCCGATGGATCGCCTACAACGCAGCGCAAACTATTCGTCATCCGCTTTAACCCGCTGACCCTGATCCCTCGCAAGGTCAAGGATGTCATCCTCGGCGAGTGCTTGCTTGCTGGCGATGGCGTCTACGACGTGACCGGCATCCCCGACTCGGACACGGTGATCGGCTACAAGATCGCCAACCCTGCCAGCGCACGCGCCAACATCGAGCCGCTGCTCACCCTTATCGGCGGCTACGTGGTCGACGAGGACGGCGCCACCAAGTTCAAAAAGTTCGCCGACATCACGTCGGTTGCGTCCGTCAGCTTCGACGAACTCGGGCAAGCGGAGGGCGATGCGTCCGGCGAGGCGATGCCGCTCAACCGCACGCAGGAGATCGACCTCCCCCGCAGCGTCACGACCACCTACATCGAGCCGACCAACGATTACCAGACGGCGGCCGAGACCGAAGTCCGTCAGGTGACGGACGCAACCGAAGACGTTCAAATCTCGCTGCCGATCTGCGTCACTTCGGACCAGGCGAAGAAGGTTTCGCAGATGTCGCTGTACGACCGATGGCGCCGCCAAAACACCCGCACCACGAGCGTTTCGCGCAAGTTCGCCGCAGTGAGCCCTGGTGATGGCGTGACCATCGAATACCCGCGCGGGACATGGAAGCTGTGGCTCGTCCTGTCGACCAACGACACCGGAGCGGTGTGCGAATGGTCCTTGTGCCCCGGCGACGCCTCGATCTTCACGCAGACGGCCATCGGTGCGACGGGCTACACATCGCAACTGGTGGACGCGCTCGCGCCTCCCACGAAGATGCAGATCCTGGACATGCCGATCGTGCGGGACGAGGACAACAACGCCAGTCTGTACGTTGCTTTCGACAGCTACGCCACCGGCCCTGCGGATGCGGAACTGTTCGTCGGCGATGACGACACCACCCTCACGTCGCGGGGCACCGTCTCGACCTCCGCGCCGCTCGGCTTCGCAGAGACGGTGATGGGCGCATGGGCGGTCAACGTCGTTGATGAGTCGAACCTTGTGACGGTGAACCTCGGCGATGACGTGTTCAACAGTTGCACCCGCGACGTTCTGCTGGCCGGCGGCGGGGAGTATTGGGCCTACGGCGCCCCTGGGCGCTGGGAGATCGGCGCCTCCGCGCAGGGCGACAGCCTCGGGAGTGGCCGCTACACGCTGTCGCGCCATCTCCGCGGCTTGTTCGGGACCGAGCGATTCACCGGGACTCACGTCGCCGGGGATGTGTTCGTGCTGCTTCGCATCGCGGGCATGCTGCGGCCGAACCTTTCCGTTGGTGAGATTGGACAGGCGAAGCTCTATCGGGCGGTCACAAAGAATCGGAGCTTCGACTCCGTGCCATCGACGACCTACTCGAACACAGGCGAGGGCCTGAAGCCACTCAGCCCCGTCAATCTGCGGCGCACTGACGCCAACGATCTGATCGTCGATCGTCGGTCGCGCCTTGCCATGAACAACTCGACCGGCGCCCTTCCGCTGGGCGAGACGGCGGAGGCGTGGTTTTGGGAGTTCTACAACGACAGCACCTACACGACGCTGCTCGGCTCGACGACCACCAATACATCGGCGGTCACGGCCGCACAGCAACTTCTGGCCGGCGTGTCTCCAAGCAACCGAGCCTATGTCCGCGTTCGACAGCTCAGCGATTCCGCAGGGCCGGGCCACGAGCTCCAGGCGTTCGCGAACGGCGGTTATGACCCGCTGAAGCATCGCTACTGGCGCCTCACCATGCCGACGCTTCCGAGTGGCGGCTCTCTTGCGGTGGCGGAGATCCTATTCCGGGGTGAGGCGGGCGGTCCATTGCTCACCGGCCTGGGGACGCCATTCGCAAGCAGTTGGTATCTCGGCCCGGTGAACCCTTCGTTCGGGCCAGCGAATGCGTTCAACAACGACGGCCCTACGGGGAGTTACTACCTGTCCCAGACCGCGCCTATCACCTTGGGCTACGACTTCGGTGTGGGCAACTCGGTGCAGGTCAAGCAGTACGGGCTGATGTCCACGCTCAACTACCCGACCCAAATGCCGGCCACATGGACGCTCGAATTCTCCGACGACGGGGTGAATTACACGACCGCCGACACGCGCTCGGGCATCACATGGTCCGCATCGCAGACGCAAAACTTCCTCGTGCCCTGACCCCATGAAAGCCACCCAATGAGCACAGCACTCCAGCAAATCGCAGCGGCCGCCAATTGGCAGCTTCGCACCAACGAGAACTTCGTTTCTGTTTCGCCGGCCGGCCTCTATGGGCGCGATCCGGCCTCGACGACGGGCCTCACCTGGGGCTACCTGGGTGGCAACTTCAACGGGGTCGCGGTCACGAGCAGCACGGTGGCGCTGACGGCCAGCAACACCAACTACGTGGTCGCGCACAGGGGGACGGGCGCCGTCACTTCGGCCATCACCACGACGAACTGGCTCGACACGAATACCTATCTCCAGCTCTACCAGGTCGTCACGGGTGCTTCGACCATCACCAGCTACGACGACAAGCGGCAGGCGTTTGGCGGCTCGGGGTCGGGTAGCGGTTCGGGGTGGCTTCCAAGCCTCATCATCAACGGCCGGTTCAACATCAACCAGCGGCAGAAATCCGGGACGGTGACGCTCGCGGCCGGCGTGTATGGGCACGACCGCTTCAAGGCCGGCGCCTCGGGTTGCACTTACACCTTCGCCACTTCTGGTGGCGTCACTACGCTGACGATCACCGCGGGCTCGCTGCAGCAGGTCATCGAGGGGCGCCAGATCCGCACCGGCACGCACACACTGGCCTGGACGGGGACCGCTCAGGGGAAGATCGCGGGCGGCTCTTACTCCGCGTCTGGCGTCACGGGGTCGCTCACCGCGGGAACGAACGCGACCGTCGAGTTCAACACCGGGACGCTCACCGATGTACGGGTGTTCCCCGGCATCGTCGCGCAGGCGTTCATCGACATCGGCGACGCGGCCGAGCTGTTTGCATGTCAGCGCTACTGCGTCCGCTTCTCGACGGTTGGCGGCGCTTCGACTGTCTTTCAGAGTAGCGCGATTTGGACGGGAACTACGGGCGGCTTCGTAACCGGCCCATTCCCGCAGACGATGTATGCGAGCCCGACCTTCGTGGCGGAAGGTGCTGCAAGCCAGTATCAAATATTCGATGTGGTCGCCAGTGCATACAGCGCTTGCACGGCGGTTTCGTCCAATGTGGTCACCAACAGCGGCTACTACCTGTTCAACTTCTCGACCGCCGCGGGCGGGACCGCTGGGCGGAACTGCTTCTTCGCCACGAACGGGCAGACCACCAACAGCATCCGATTCGAGGCCGAGCTGTGAAGCTAGTTCGACTCGATGAGATGCCCGCTCACGATGTCACTGCGCAGGTTCATCCGGGCCTTTTCGTCCAGCGGCTCGGACACCTTGGCGGGCATCCAGCGGCCAAACACCAAGACGAACGAGTCGTAAGCGGTCTCGTCGCCATTGACCTCCATCTTGTAGCCCTGCAGCGGCGCCGGGCCCGAATCGTCGGTCGAGCCGGACGCTTCGATGTAGCGGCTGGGGTCTTTGGCGGTGTAAGTCGTCACGGGTGCTCCTCTCGGTTTGCGCGAATGGTAGCGCACCGCAAGGCGCGCCCCATGCAATCCATCCACCCAGAGGGCCGCCCATGAACCAGGACCTGACCCCAGTCCACGTCTTCACGGTGATCGCCTCTTCGGTCTTCGGTGTCCAGATGGCGGTGATCATCGGGCCGTACATCGTGATTGGCATCGGCGCCATGGGCGGGGCTGCCGTGATGATCCTGCAGCGCTCGGGCGACGGGAACATCCGCGCCTTCGTCTACTTCCTGGCGTCGACCGCGCTGGCGGTGCTGCTGACTGTGCCGCTGTCGATGCTGGCGGCGCTGGCCTACGAGCCGATCAACGCGACCTGGTTGTTCGCGCCGGTGTCCTTTGGTCTCGGGTTCCTTGGTGACAAGTGGCCCGCGGTGCTGGCTTGGTGCGGCTCCAAGATCAGCGCCTTCGTCGACGTCCTCATCGCCGCTCGAGGAGCCAAGTGATGGACACGCAATACCTTCCGGTCGGCCTGAACGGCATCCTGTCGCTCGCGATCATCTTCGTGTGCATCTGCCGGGCCGAGAAGATCCACGGTGCCGTGCTGGTCCGGGTGAAGTTCCAGTACGTCGTCATGGTGATGGCCGCCGCGGCGAATGGCGCGTCGCCCTGGCTCTTCGAATTGCCCGGTTGGCCGTCTGTGGTCTTCGCCGGCGCCGTGCTTTTCATGCTGGTCGCTGATAGCTACCAGTGGCGCAAGGGCCCGCCGGCCAGCGCGACATCCCCCGCACCTCTCTCGGAGACCTGAATGGACGCACCCACCCTTGCACGCTGCACCGGCGCGCGGTTCGACCGTGCCCAGCGCTTTCTCGAACCGCTCACCGCGGCGATGGCGGAATTCGAGATCAACACCCCGGCCCGGCAAGCGGCCTTCCTGGCGAACGTCGGGCATGAGTCGGGCGGCCTGCACTGGCTGGTGGAACTGTGGGGGCCGACCATCGCCCAGCAGCGCTACGAAGGCCGGCGCGACCTCGGGAACGTGCAGATCGGCGACGGCTTCAAGTACCGCGGCCGCGGCCTGCTGCAGACCACCGGCCGGGCGAACTACGCCCTTGTGAGCGGCCATCTCGGCGTGGACTACCTGAGCGACCCGGACCGCTTGGCGAACCCCGCAGACGCTTCCCGGAGCGCCGGGTACTTCTGGCAGTCGCACAACCTGAACCTACCCATCGACGGCGGCGACTTCCTGACGGTCGTCAAGCGGATCAACGGCGGATACAACGGCCTGAGCGAGCGCCAGATGCTGTGGGCCGATGCCAAGCATGCACTGAGGATGAACTGATGTACGGCGCACACGCATGGAACCTCTGGCTGTGGTGGCTTCGGGGTGGCCGATGACCTGGCTCTACACCTGGGCCGCAGGAAAAGCCGCCTGGCTCGCGATCATCGGCGCTCTGCTGGCCTGCCTCATGTTCCAGAGCGTCCGCGTATCCAACGCCCGAGCCGGGGCAGATCGCGCCCGGGCTGAGCTGGCCGACACGAAAACCCGCTATGCCCAAGCCGCTCAGAAGGCAGAAGCCGATGCAAGGGCAGAGGAAGCCCGCCGAACCGAGGCCACAAGAAAGGTCGTCTCCGATGCTCAATCCCAAACCGCTGCGGCTCAAGCTGCTGCCCTTGATGCTGGCCGCGCTGCTGACGGGCTGCGCCTTCGACTCGCCCAATATCTCGCCTCCGTCCGTCAAGCCCCCGGCAATCCCGGTGCTGCCGGACGAAGCGCGGGTCAGCAAGATCCGTTGGACGTGCTCGCCGGACTGCTCGACAGAATGGGCCAGGACGCAGGGCGATATGCTGCCCTTGCCGATCGGCTCAGGATCGCCGGGAGTGCTTGCGAAAGAGCCTACGACTCTCTACAGCCTGCCGCTAGGTAAGCCGATGCCGAAGCCTTGAGGGCGGGGAAACTTTGGAATGAGCGTCAATCGCTCAGAGGGAAGGGCGGCCGGTTTTGGCCGATCTTTGGAATATGGAAAGTGGCCGAAACCCGCATGGTTGCTGGATTCTCGCTCCGGCCTGTCACGCCGGGGGTCGCGGGTTCGAGTCCCGTCCACTCCGCCAGAAAATCCAATGAAATCAACGGGTTGCAGCCTTCGGGCCGCAGCCCGTTTTGGTTTCTGGAATGTGATTGGGGCATTTTGGAATATGCCTCAGCCCGCGGGGGTCGCTTTCTTGCTGCGCGTCCGGTCGTAGTGGCGAGCAATCATGGCGTCAGAACTGTGCAGAGTGGCCGCCTTCGTGTCGGTGTCGCCCCGCTCTAGCTTGTCCGTCACGCCCTTCGGCCGGCAGTCCTGAAGCGAGAACTTCGTGAACGGCACCTTGCGGCGCTTGGCCTCCAGCACGCACTCGCGCATCAGGTCGTCCAGCATTGCCTTCCACCCGCCCTTGGTGTACGGCGCGCCCCTCATGTTGCCGAACAGGTGCTGAGTGGCCGCGTCCTTGTTGCGCTTCACATCCATTACCTCGTAGATCGTGGCCGACAGCTCCGGCGACCACTCGATCAGGACCGGGGGCTTCGTCTTGCTCTTGGAATCCGTCCATAGGATGCCGGAAGCCGTTACCGCGCTGCGCTCGATCTGGCGCACCTCGAATGACCGGCGCACGCACAGCCACGCCGTCTTCAGCGCAAGCGCGACGATCAGCCGCGCACCGCCGAACTTCCGGCCCATCTCCACCGCCAGCGCCATCTCCTCATCGGTCACGTATCGCTTCCTGACGGCTACCGTCTTGTTGCGCTCGATGTCATTCAGGGGGTTCGTGTCGATCAGGCCGAGCCCGATGGCGTGCTGCATGATGAGCCGCCCCAGCGAAATCTCCTTGTTGCCCTTGTGCGGCCGTGCTTTCTTGCAAGCCTTCAGGTAATCGAGCCCCATCTTGGTCGTGATCTCGTTCACCTCGAAGTGCCCCCATGCTTTGACCAGGCTGTCAGCCTCACGGCGGTTCTCCGCAATGGTGGTGCTGGCGCGCTTGGAGCCATCGGTGGCGGGCAGGTCGGCCTGCATGGCGAACCAATCATCGACCAAGCCCTTGAAGCCGCCTTCCGGCGCGTCCTCTACGATCTTGGACGATTCCTCGATGGCTCGCCGCCGCAGCTTGCGAATCTGGTTCTCGTCCAGCACCGGGCAGCGGTAGCGGAAAGCCCACCGGCCCGACTTCATCTTGTAGCCGATGCTGTAGATGCGCTTCCCATAGGTCTGGTAGACGCGGAACGGCAAGCCGTCAGGGTTGTTGCGTGCTCGGATCATGCTGGCCTCAAGTGTGAGAGGTTCGCCACTTTACGCGGGGCGACAGTCTCGGCGTCCTTGCCGCTCTCCACGGCGTCGAAGTGGGCGCGGGTCAGGACGACCCCATGCCGGCCGATGCAGGCCCGGTAGAAGCCGCGTCGGCGCAGCACCTCCAGTTGCATCGTGGCGAGCTTGTAGCCCGTCAGCGCCTCGATCTCGGCGGTGGTCAGGACGATGCTCATCGGGGGTTTCCTCCATCAGGGTGCAGGGCAGGGGCGAAATCGCGCAGAGGGGCGCGGCAGAACGTGATTGGCACCCTTGTGCTGCACGGCATCGGATAGCCGCACGGGCACCGCTCGTCTGTCATCCCCTTGGCATCGTCGGCCTGGGCTGAGTGGTTCATGGGATCTCCGTCAAGATTGGGAATGCTGTTGCTGCCACTCGCGAAACCTGCCCGTTTCCAATGGCTTTAAGTCGGTCCACCCGATGGGCCACCCCATGAGCCATTCGACCCAATCCGGGTTCAGCGGGCCAAGGTGTGTTGCTTCCTCCCCGCGCTTCTCCCGCGCCGCCCTGGAGTTGCTGCCGCCGTTGAGCCCAATGGTCGAAGGCGTAGGCCAGGTCTTCACCGCCAGGCTTAGCGGCGTGCCGCCCTGGGCATACGGCTTCGATCGAGAGCCGGTGTCGTCTGCGACCGGCGTCGGAAACAGTTTGACCGCGCTGGCCAGACCCATTCCGCTCGTCGCACTCGCGCCTGGTCGGTTGTAGTTCCCGCAGACCGTGGGCGTGGGCCACGATCCAGATTCGCTCTCGTAGATGGGGAGCTCCGGCATCGGCCGCTGAAAGCACTCCCCATTCCGCATCGAACCCCAGCGCGGCCAGGTCTCCGAGAACTCTTCCAAGTCCCCGAGAAGTGAGCATTGGGGAGTTCTCCACGAACGCGAATCGTGGTCGTACTTCGCCAATGACCCGAGCCATTTCCGTCCAAAGGCCGGAGCGTTCGCCTTCGAGGCCGTCACCCTTTCCGGCTGCACTGATGTCCTGACACGGGAACCCGCCAGAAACCACGTCAATAAGGCCGCGCCACGGTCTTCCGTCAAAGGTTCGGACGTCATCCCAAACCGGGAAAGGCGGGAGTGTTCCGTCGTTTTGTCGGGCCAGTAGAACGCTACGGGCGTAGGCGTTGTATTCGACAGCGCAGACTGTGCGCCATCCGAGCAAGTGGCCTCCGAGAATGCCGCCACCAGCGCCTGCGAACAATGCCAGCTCATTCACGATCCCTCCCCCTCACCCGACACATCACCCTGACCCCCAGCGGCGAGACGGTCGATAGCGGCGTCGAGAACTCCGCCCCTCAATGCGTCACCGATGCCGTCGATTACGCTCCACTGCTGCCCCCGGCGCAGAAGCCGATACCGAGCCGCATCCCGCTCCACTGCCTCGGGCACCGCTGCTGCCTGCGAGAGGGCAGCACGAACCTTCTCCAACCTTAGATTCCCGCCTTCCGTTCGATGGTCCGCAGGCGTGAGGCCAAGTAAGCGCAGCAACGCATCAAGGTCGCTTGCCTCGACATTCCACCCGCGCCGCAAGCGAGTAATCTCGTCGGCATCGGGCACCGCCGGCGCGGCTGCGGCAGGCTGTGCTGCTATGGGAGTGGCAAGGGGAGTGATTCCAGATCCTCGCTGGTGCAGCATCATGGCGAAGTTCGCCACATCGACAGGATCGCCCTTCGGGACGTGTTCGATCAGCATGCGAGACAAGTCCTCGACCGTGCACTCGCTCGGGTTGTCCCATCCGTGATAGCCCTTGGCTCGCTGCTTTGCCATCTTGGCTTTCATGGCGCAGGCAAATCGGTCCACGGCCGAATCGTCGGAATGACTAGGCGCCAGGAAAGCAGCGCCAGCCCTCCAGAACACCTCGCATTGACGCGCTGCAGCAGTTCCGAAGATGTCATGCTCCCGGCACAGTTGCTCGAACGCTTCGGCCTCATCGCTCACCGCCTCTCCCGGTTGGGCTGCGGGAGCGGAAAGAGTGGCGAGAGCGGCGCGGTAGACCGCCTTTGCCTCGTCCACGGTCGCTTCAAAGTCGCCCCTCGATACGTTGTAGATGGCGTGCGCGAAAATCTGCGCTTGCTCATTCGTCAGGGCTCCTCCTACTGGCTGAGGCTTGGCAAGGGAGGCACACTGGCGGCCGTATTCGCGCATCTGGTCAGCGGTGTAGCAGTCGGTCTCGCCGACGTTGGGCCGGCTGACGCGGTAGGTTCCATCGCGCCAGGTCAAGCGAAACGATGGCTGCGGTAGTTCTTGTTCTTCATGCATCTGGGGCTCCTTGGGGGAGGGCACGGGCAATGGCTGCGCGGGCTTTGGCGAGGCGTTCCGTTTCAGTCAGCGTGTGCGATGCATGCTCATCAATGAATTCGCTCAACGCGGCCAGCAGTTCGTCGCGCTCGGCCTTCATGCGGACGCCGTATGCCTCCAGCCCTGCGCGGGTCCATCCGCCATATAGGGCGGCTTGCGGAAGGTCCGCCAGAGCATTGACGCATGCGGCGATGCGACGAGCATTCGCCAGCGCACTGCCTACAGGCGGGTGCATGATCCTTGCCACCGTGCAGTTGTGGCTGGCACCAACCAGGTAGCAGTCCTCGCCATTGAAGATCTGCCATCGTCCGGGCGTATGTTGTTCGTTCATGTTCTCTTCCTATAAGGTGGCAGATCAGGTGCCGTCGTAGTACCGATGGCACTCTTCGGGTTCGTCGGGCTCGGTGAAGTCGTCCGGGTCGGGCGCAACGGGCTCGTCGTCCTCGTCTTCCAGCGGGCGGCGGCTCATGTCAGTCCGCGAAGGTCATCCGCCGATGCACAGCGCGGGTAGCGGCCACGTCCTTGGCGCAGTACTCGGCCACCTGAACGATTTCGCCGGCCTTCACGAAGTCCCAGACCTTCGATCCATCGATGGCACCCTTGGGCGAAGGGATCGACAGCGCCTTGCAGAGCTTGTCCAGACTGCCGCCAGCCTTCGCGCCGTTTCCAGCCCACTGTGCGAGCGTGTCGTACACCTTGTCCTGCTCCCAAGGCTTGGCCTGGGCGGCGTGGGCGATGATGAAGTGAGGCCGCACGCCGTTGACGATGTGGCGCTGGACCAGAAACCGCAGATCGAAAGCCACCACGTTGTGGCCGATCACGGTGGTGGTGAACCAGTCGGCCTTCGGGATCAGGTCCGTCAGCACGCAGGCGAAGGACTCCAGCAGCGCGACTTCGCCGGCCACGGTCAGATCGTCGGTGCGCAGGTACTGCGGTTCCCCGTCGTCGATGGCGTAGCCAATCACGCACACCTGGCCGAAAGCGCCGTCAAAGCTGGTCTTGCGGTAGGTGTCGTCCACATCCGACTCGAAGGCGGCTTGCAGATCCGCCTTCTTCTTCGGGGCCTCGTTCGCCCACCATTCTTCGATGGTCTCTGCCTTCTTGTAGTTGCTGGGCGGCGCGATGGCGGCGAGTGCAGCGGTCAGTTCCGCTTGCTTGCTGGCGCGGATTTCCTCCAGCACGTCGGGACGCTGGGCCGGGATGGTTTCGATGTCGATGTAGAGGTAGGTCATGCGGTTTCCTTCGGCCATGCGGCGGTGAGTTTGGTTTGCGTTGCTTCGGTCAAGAGTGCCCATACGCTCTCGCGCAGGGAGTCGTCCCATCCGGCCATTGCAGCGGCAGCGCCGGCAGCATCGCCAGCCTTCACGCCGTCCGAGATGCGGGCAGCGCGGGCCTTGGGGCTCATGTCGGCGGCCTTGGCGATCACGTCATGGGTGTGGGCGTCGGCGTCGTTGTCGCCCTCGGTTGGGATGGCGAACGCCTGCATTGCCGCGTACTTGTAGGCTGCGCTCATAGCCTTGTTCGTGGCCTTGTCGCCGCTGTCCATCGCTTCGCCGAAGGTCTTGACCGTGTGCGTGCTGCCGTCCTCGGCGCACACGAAGTCAAACTCGGCCTCGACGGTCACGTAGAACAGGGTGCCGCCCTTGGAGGTCTGGTGCTGATCGACGGTGCGCGCCAGGACGCGGGGGAGGATGCACAGGCCATGCTCAGCAAGCAGCGGGCTCAGCGCGTTGTAAACGTCATCGATGCCGCGGAAGTTGTAGCCCTGAGCTTGGTTTCGGTTTGCCTTGCTGATGCCGGTCTTCGCGAGAGCGGCCTGTACAGCGTTGATGGACTTGTAGACTGACATGATGGGTTCCTAGAAGGGGATGGTTGCGTCGGCGTCTCTGTTCGCCTTGAGCGCCAGGCGCAGGGGATCCAGCCGTGCCGACGGCGTGCAAGCAGGTACTCAAGGCGCAGGTATTGCCAGGTGGTCATGGTCAGAACGGGAAATCCGCCTCGTCTTCTTCGAAGATCGGAACCGTCACGGGCGGCGCGTACTCGATGGCCGAGAGCTTCGAGATCCGGTCGTCGATCGATGCCAGTTCCTCGGCCAGCTTCACGCGGAGCTGACGCTTCTTCTCGTTGAGTGCCGCGATCTGTCCGGGGACGGGGTCGAAGTCGGCGGGAATCTCAACATCGAAGGAGTGCTCAGTCACGAGCGCGAAATCACCGTCGTCGCTGAACCTCGTTTCGCTGAAGACGTAGTTCGGCGTTTTCGAATACTTCGATTGGTAGTGGTAGACGAATCCGTTGATGGTTGCTTTTGCCATGACGAGGCTCCTTTAGCGAGAGAGAAGGGAGGCGAGCAGCGAACCAAGGCCGATCGCGACGAAGGGGGATGCAGCCCAAATCAACAGCATCCAGAAAGAGGGAGCGCCGACCGTTGGCATCTGGTCGTCCTGCTCGGAGCGGCTTACGCGGGTGTCTACTGCGGGGCGGTCTGCCCATTGACGGCCGGAACTGATGGGGCGAATGGCTGCGGTCATGCGTAGGCCCTCCGATGCTTCTGTGCGCGCAGCCATTCGCCGAAGCGCATGTCGCAGTCCTCGCTCAGAAAGTCCTCGTAGCGCTGCTGGCTGCGCGTCAGCTTCGGCACGGGCGGCAGCATCTCAATGGCGAGCGCCTTTCCCGCATCGGTGACATGAAAAACGATGTCGCTCGCATTGCAGAACTTGGGCGTCGGGCTGAGAGCCATCAAACCAAGGGCAAGCAGCGCCTGCAGGTTTGGCATGTCGTGGTGGCCTTCGTCTGCGACAAAGTGATTGCGGTACGGTTCGCGTCTGTCGACACTGAGGCCGAGCGTGTGGTGCAACAGATCGACTTGCTGTGCGGTAAGGGCTGTCATTTCTGGCCTTTCAGTGGAAGCGGTTGCTCGGCGCGGATGCGGGCGAACGTGGCGCGGATGTCCGTGGCCGCTGCCGGCACGTAGACGAAGCGCGGGTCGAGGAGGCCGCCGATCGGCTTGGGCGCCGGCACTGCCAGGCGGAAGCGAAGTTGTTTGTTCACCAGAGGGCTCCAAAGGCATAGAGAAGGGCTGCAACCACCACAGCGGCGCAGGCGATGGCGAGAAGGCCGGCGTAGGCGGCTTCGATGAGGGCGGCGGTCATGCTCGCGGGTGCCGGTCGGGGTCTTCTTCGGCGGGGTTGTGGTCGTAGTCGTGCAGCACGCCGCGCGCATTCGCAATGCGCTCGTACATCTGCGCGTTCGCATCCCGCGCCACTGCCTCGGGCACCGCTGCTGCCAGAAGTCGCTGGATTTCCTCAGCGGCATCGACTGATACTGGGTCACCGTTCTCGTAAAGCGCATCAATGACAGTTTGCGAATAGCCCTCGGGCACCGCTGCTGCCTGCGGGGAGGCAGCGATCTCGATGGCGCGAACGACCTCGGCCTGCGTGTAGATGCGTGCGTGGCTGTCCTTGGACTCGGCGGCGACTTGGCGCAGCACGGCCTCGACAGCCGGCGTAATGCGGTTGACCAGATCAGGGTGCGCGCACGAGATCCACGACTTTGCCGCGCTCACATCGTCTAGACCCAACTCGGCAGCCTCTTTCTCAAGAAACTTGCCCAAGGGTGAATCGGGGAAGGTCGCGGCGCTCATGAAAGCTCCCCGAAGTTCGAGTCCTTGACCGCCTGCTCGAAGATCGCTTCTCCGACCGATCCGGGCAGCTCATCGACCAGCAAGCCTTCCAGGTCGTGCGCCATCTCTTGCGCTTCCACTTCGGGCAGAGGG